GATGACAAGGGTGCTTGGTTTGGTATACATGCAATACCAATGGGATGTGTTAAAAAAATACGCCCCCTTTCGGGGGCGGTTAAAGTAAAGAGATCATCTAAGAAACAAGTAAAGAATGAAACAGGAAATCAGAATATATATAGCATACCCGGCAACGATTCCAATAAATGATTCAAGCATCTATAAGTAATCCATCATTATTTTTCTTTGAGTTATAGATTGGATCTCGTCATAGTACCCATCACCATCTAATCCCTTTAGTACAACTACCCCCCTCCACCATTGGTGTTCTGTATCCTGACACCAGCTTTCTGAATATTTAGGATGTGAATAACATCCGGCGCTTAAACCAAATACCTTTTGGCCATCAGGCCTGGTCTGTTCAGCATGATTATACAAGTGAGAATGTCCTTGTACAGCAGAACAATGCAGCTTAGATACAAGTTGATGCCCTACATGCATTGAGCTTATCGGTCTTCCAGATACTCCAGTAGTGAAGTAGTGAGAGAAGGCGATACCTTCGATGCTTAGGCAGCTTTTAAAGCCGGTTAACTTCCATCCAAATTTCTCATATTGTAAATCATCAATGCCAATAGCTCCATGAAGTTCTGGTGATTGATTGGTCGCCCTAGTTACTCTGTCTTCGTGATTTCCTAAACACATATTAAGCTTAGGCTTATATTGTTTCTCCTTGTTCTTTCTTTTCTGTTCATTAAACATCTTTAATGGAGCAAAGAGTTTAGTCTGCGCGTCTATAGCTGATGCTATGTCCTTCTTGAAGCGCCTACCTTCAAACCCTTTGGTCCCCCTATCATAGGATGATAAGCTTGACATATCCGCAAAGTCTCCTAAGCAAGTAATATAGTAAGGCTTTTGCTTAACTATCAGGTTGCCTAAAGCAGTGAATCTTTCATTGCTGTAGTCTGGAGACGCATGACAGTCTGGAATTATAAGCATGTCTTTATTCATCGCTGCCTTCCCATTCACGTTTGTTTAAGAGAATATTTGCGTAGTCAATTATCTTTCTTAAGTCCCCCTCTGGTTGTCCCTTTAGCGTCCATCTGCTAGCGTACTTAATTATATTCCCACTACAAAAATCTATATTGTTCGCAGTAATATAATCAACAGGTTGGATTTTTAACTTAGTGTAGTACCTGCTCATATCTCACATGCTCCAGCCATGCATGCAAGTTCTTGGCTGCCTATTGTATTGTCTTCTCCTTCAGTAACAGAGGCCCAGTCTATTGTTCTATTGGCTTTCAGTTTTGAATATTCCACTGATGTTATCTCCTCATATGGTGCAGCTTCATAAATGTGAGCATCATCTGCCTTCGGTAGGAAGCTTACTCCACTAATGATATCGAAGTTCTCCCAGCACCAGGCTCCCACAGCAAGCCATTCATCCTCCTCTACATAAATAGTAACGCTTGGTTTGTGTTCGCACCAGTTTAAAGCAAACCTTTTCCACACTTCAAGATGTTGGATAGCTGTAATCTTATCTTTCGTGATGGACTTAGCTGGTGACTTCATAGGGAATTCAAATACCAAAGCCTCCTTGTTGTATGGATCAACAACAAATGGTTGTCCAGCATTAATCATAGCCTCATTAAGAGGGTCTTTTATATCTTGTCGCACTCTCCTTAAATAATGCTTTGCATAGGATGGATGTAGACCAGAGCCAGAAACTCCAGCCAATTGACTTACAGTTCCAGAAGGCTTCACGCATGTTACCGCAACTGACTGACTAACTCCTAACTTGGCAGCCCACTTCTTATTTACAGCAACAGCATAGTCTCTTAAATCTCTAAGAGTCTCTTGTGATGCAAAGAATATCTCTGGACAATCAAATACTCCAGTGAAGCTAACTCCTAATAGCCTCTCTTCTTCGCTGTTCCTTTTCCAAACAGGCCTTACATATCTGAAATCAGTGAGTGTGGATTGATATGTTCCTAGTATAGTTGCATGTTCAATTTTCTTTTTGATAATATCTAGTGTATCAGTTGGTCTAAGCACAACTTCTGATAAATTGCACAAACCGCAACTTCGAAGTATCACCTCGCTGCAGGGATTGCAGCCAAACTCATGGTCAGTATCCCTACGTTCTGGTGCTAGATTCTTTGCTGCAGTCCGATTAAATATACCCCTCTCTCCACTCTTGGACTCATATAGAGACAGCCACTCTCTCATAAATATACCAATATCTGGTCGCTCTGTATAGCAGACAGAGTTATTAGATAGTGCGCGTTGAGGTTCGTCTACCCACCATTGTCCCATCTTAGCCCGTTGCATTCTTTCATCAGTAAGATTGCTTAGGCTTAGTTCTGCTGCTCTTCGAACCCCTCCAACAACAACCGCTTCTCCATTGAAACATAGAAGATCATGACACTCTATACTGTTAAGCTTGCGTCCTGCTGCGCTCTTAAATATCCTAACATATTGAGTGAACAATCTCTTCAATGGATCAGGACCGGAAGCTCTACCCCCAAAAGTTTTAAGCCTTGCTCCTGAAGGTCGTATTCTTGAGTAGTCAATTTCAGGAATAGCGCCTTGGTATAACAGGCTAATCAATTCTCTTAAGGCTTTTGCCCATCCGATCTTGCTGTCACTAACAACTATTGTTGTGTCTGTCTTGTGAAATGATTCAGCCACTTCAGGAAGCTTGTTTATAAACTGCCTCTCAACGCTGAATCCAACACCAGTACCACATAATAAAACATACAGGTTCTCATCGAAAGCTCTTACGTGGTCTACAGAAATAAAGCTACAGTTATACCCTGCCATATTATCTCTTTCTAATGCAGGCCCCGCAGTCATAAGGGCTCTCATGCTAGGCATTACATCGAAGTCTAATATAGATTTCTTTACTTCTTTTGGTATCCCTGCATCATACTTCCCCTCCCAGAAAGAACAGTACCTATCTACAGTTTCCTCCCATGTCTCTCTCCTCCCTTCTCTATCAAGGTATCTAGCGTATCTGCTTTTGTGTATAAACTTCTGATATTCATTCATTTCCATTATCTTGCCTTCTCTCGTCTTGTTATATCAGCAATAATATTTTCATCTCTTTCTTCTGGAGAATCAAAGGGACCTGGATTAACTGCTATGTAAGTTTTGTGAGTATCTGATAATAGGTATCCAAACCTTGCTCCATCAACTTTCCCTAGCTTCTCAACTCTCCAATTACCTACACTGCCAAACTCTCTTTCCCATTCTATCTTCACCATCTTGCACCAACAGTCGTGTCTTCTCCCCTTCCTGTACTTCCAAGTCCGTGTTCACCTCTTACTTTGTGGTTGATAACTACAGCGTTTAATTCTGGTGATACATACTTATTAAACACCACTTGTGCAATCCTATCTCCTTTGTAAATATCATATGGCATATGCCCCATGTTCATAAGAATAACTTGTATCTCTCCTCTATAGTCTGGATCAATTGTTCCAGGAGAGTTCATAACAAATACACCATACTTGCTAGCCATACCGCTTCTCGTCCGCACTTGGCCCTCCATCCATGGCGGCATACTTTTTATCTTTATTCCTGTTGGTATAACCTTCCATCCGAGAGGCGAGATCTCTTCATTTACCACTGAGTATATATCGTACCCTGCAGCATGTTCCGTTGATCTATGAAGCGGATGTGAGTCCTCATGAACTAATTCTATCTCAACTTTGATCGGTTCGTTCATTAACATATTTCTCCTTTAGATTATGTTCTTTTGCATAATCAACATAGTCAATCAACTTCTGATGAAACATCTCCTCAAACCTGTCTGCCCATGACTGATCTTTATTTGGGATCCTCTCTAATCTTTTGTTCCATATCTCTCTCGCAAAGAAATACATTATCTTTTTTGTAGTCTCTTCTTGCTCTTCTTTAGAAGGGGACGTCGTCGGTGTGCTCAATCTTTTCTCCTACTTGATCTGCTAGACCAGACATCTCCTTCCTAATATCAGGAGTGCTGTTTGTTTTATGCTCAGGATTTCCATCCTCGACTTGCTTATAAGCATCAGGACTATTAATCATTTGAATAATGTTACCAATGATCTCTGTTGTATACTTGTCAGTCCCGTCTTTGGCTTGCCATTTACGATAGTTGATACGCCCTTCAACGTAGAGGGTGGTGTTCTTCCCTACATATGTCTCGGCTATCTCAGCTGGTCGGCCATATAAAACTACCTTATGCCAGTCAGGTTTAGCGTACTCTCCTGTGCCTGATTCAGTTACTAGATCAACCTGTGTTACTTTGTTTCCATTGTTAGCCGTCCTTGTTGTAGGATCTTTCCATACACGACCTAATACAATTACTTTATTAATTCCTTTCATGTTTAAATCTCCGGCCAATATTTTTTAGTTTCTTTCCATAGTTCTAATGCATGTCCAAATACTTTTTCAAACCTCTGTGCGTCTTCTTCTTTCCATTCATGAAAGACTGAGAGGCCAGGACTAGATGCGCTAACAAATACATTTGCTATCCTTGTATCTTTTGAAAGCCCCATTCCTTTTTTATATGCTGCGAGTTGATACCCCATAGAATCATAAGCTAGGTTCTTTGCCCCAGCGTCAAACTCTTTTGTCTTGAAGTCAATAACCCATCCTCTCTCGTTCAGATTAGGACTAAAACAATACAAGTCTAGCATCCCTCCATACCCATCCTTATGGGAAAATGTTTCCTCTGAGACCCAGTCCTTCTCTCCACAGTTTACACCCAACAACGTCTCTACCGATTTAACCATAGCTTGATCTTTGTGATCATCCGGCATAGATCCAGTTTTAAAGAAAGACTCAAGTAAATCATGTATTCTAATGCCTCTCTTGGAAGCGTCTTCAACTTCCTTTTTGCTCTCATATAAAATTCTTTTAGATAAAGAATCATTGTCTTCGAAGTCTCCTCTGCGTAATGAAAGTGACGCTTCAATGGTTTTATTTATTTTCCATCTATCTAGGCCAGGCTTTGACATAATATCTAAGACTGAAGTAACTGATGGAACTAAGTTTAACTTACGAGCATCACGTAATGTAGTGCCTCTTTTGGTTCCGTCTTTTGATTCAACCCAATGTTTAGGTCTTCCATCTTTATCATACCAATGCATTAGATTTTCTCCTATCCATTTCTAAATCCTATCTGCTAGTTCATCGGTCCATTTCCCGCTAGCAGGGTCAGCCCATGAGGGTAATTCTTTAGCTCCGTTAAGATAGTATAGGTAACGACCTATACCCCACTTGACTCCGGCTCTTTTAAATGCATCACTGATCCCGCCTTTCTCTCCCTCTATCTTGGTGTCTCCAGCACCATCTGATTTTGATATCCACTCATCCCCTATTCGAATCTTCAATGTGCATATAACCCTACCTAAAACTTCTTCATAAGAGTCTTGCCAATTAAGCGGCCCAATTACAGCATCTAATTTAAACATTACATCTCTTGCATTTATATGATGCAGCTGCATGTTTCCTTTAGGTTTTGATTTTACCTTTGCTACGTCGAATGGCCTCTTTAACTCTCTAGTGATAGCTAATACTTCTTTTGTTTCCATTCTCTTTTCTCCTTGTCTTGATGTTTCCACCAGTCTTTATATCCTGTATCATCTAGCCACTTGTTATACGTCGGCTTCCAGTTGTCATCCATTAGTTCCTTCGCTTTTTCTGCACTAACCCCCACCTCTTCTTCAAAGTATCGCTGCCATTGAGAAACTTCAGCTTCGAATCTTTCTTGGTGATTTTCATACTCGTCTTCATCCATGCTCGATCTCCTAGTCAGAAGGCGAAAACAAAAAAGGCAACCACAAAAGCACAAGCCATAATGAAATCCATATCAACCCTCCTGCGGTAGTTTAGTATACCACACTACATAGTTTGTATCAACTATAAAGTCTCTTGCCTCATCTAACGTATCAAAGGATTCAATAAGCCTATACTTTTTTCTACTCTTTCCTCCCCTGCTTTCAACAACTGAGAACTGGTCTGTAGATTCAATATGCTTATAGAATTCATCGTGATTTACAAACTTTTCTTCTGTCATTTTAGTATTCTCCTGGTACTATTATACCATAGTCGGCCATGAACTGCTCGACCTGTTGCATGTATTCTCCAAATCCCTCTACGCTTAATCCAGTAGTTGATCTTGGAGACGTAAAGCTTTTATCACTTATCCTACTATCAATAGTTTCCAGTCCGAGAATCTCAGCAGACATTATACTATGCAGTTCATCAACTGTATGCCCAGTCTCTTTTGAAAACTCTCTCAACAACATCCAATACCTATTGTTTTGTTCAGTCGATCTTTTGCTCCTGTGTTTTTGTATGGAAATTTCATAAGGATTCTTTTCATCACTGCCTAACCCAAGAATTTTAGCAACACAAGTCTCGGCTATCTTGTCACTTCTCAATACATATTTTATTTTTTCCATTGTATCATTCCTTCTTCAAACGATCTCCCTATTGTTTGTAAACACCATCTCATCTGATCTTCTTTAGGATGAGTTCCATTATGACAATCTTCATGACACTTATAGCATACTGGTAATGTAAATATATCTGGAGCCTTTCTTCCTGTGCCAGCACCAAGAACAATAATTCTTAGATGATGTGCCTGCACCCCTTGTAGTGTAGCGCAAAAGATACACGGTAGTGAAGCAACCCATTGTAAATATTTTTTATTCTTCGTCTTCATCAAGTCGCCTAAGAGCAAGTATCAATTCTCTTTCCCACTCATATGTCTTTCCTAAAATAAAATTGTGATAATTATAAGAGATGTTATTTTTGAATTCATTTTTTTCTACACCTAAGAACTCACACCTCATCTTGTCGCTTATAGCTTTTCTTCCGATCCCCTGGCATGATAGACACTCGAACATCTTATCTTCTATAAAAAACTTACCTCGACCAGAACAGGAAGGACAACATGCTGGTGAAACACTCTCTTCTAAAGCCAGCCTACTCACCCTGGAAAGTAATTCTTTTGATACCCCTGCAGGCTTCTTCTTATCGCATAAAAATCTATGCTTATATCTTTGGCCCATGTTTTTTGCGCTTACTTCTGATGCTCCGATATATCTCGCGGCTTGTGTCGCGTTACCGCCATTGTCGATATACTTCTGTATAAACCTGGAGTAAGAGGTGTCTTGGTTAGGATACCATTTTATTTTAAGAGCAACCTTAAACAAAGCGTTCCATACTTTGCTGTGACATGTTGGATCTAATGCGTATTTTAATCTACCAAATGCCGAAGCCTCCCTGCTACAGTATGCCATTGCCATACAAACATCTTCCCAAGGAATTCTTGGTGAAAGAATCTCAGAAAAAGGTGGCTTAATTGTTAATGATTTAATTGATTCCAGACTTGCCATGATAGATATCCATATATATTTTTCTTGTTGGATTTAGCCCAGCCTCATTAGAATTATTAACGTATCCACGAAAAGTTTCACACGCAATTCTCCCTCTACTGCACCTAGTATAAAAGTTACAATCCCCACACGGAGGACTCTCATAATTGATCGCCCTTAATAAGGCAAACATACCCCGTTCCATCATTTATATGACCTCCATAATTCTTTTAGTTCTCCTAGTTTAAACACCACAAGAGTATCATCCATCTTAGACCCCTTCTCTTTTATAAACACGACTGGCACCTTCATCTTGTCTCCTTTGAACATAACAGAGGACGATGCGATAGCTTGATCCATTCCATTTTTAATCCATTTGGGAATTGACTCTCTATATTTACACTCAATAGAAAAGATTAAACTTTCTACATCGGGAGCGCTCCCTCTTGTTCTACCTGTGATTGGGACCCTCTCTGATGTATCTCCTAGAGAGGTTAACTCTCTTGCTATATCTCTTTCGAATTTTTTCCAGGCTTTATCCATTTTCTTATATGTCGTACGTGGGAGGTATTTCTTCAACTGCTCTATTCGTTTCATGATATGTTCCTGTTGCCCAATTATAGGATAGCTCGTTAATGCCTATCCTTCCGTCCTGCCTGAACCTAACCTTCTGAACATGTATCTCTACAGAACAC